GGCTACGCCAGCGTGCCAGCATCCTCTTCCGTGGCCATGGGGCTCTACATCGCCGTGGGGAATGTGCTGATGCCTGACCCGACGTAATTTTTTTTGCAAAAGCTGGTCGAAACCCGTTGACCGGGATCGTGCATGATGCGATGAAGGCTCACGGCGCTGATGCCGGTTTGGAGGATTATGATCATGAGCAAGTACGCAGAAACCCGTTACCTCATCGTTGCTGAAGACGGCAGGCATGTGACGCTTGGACGGGCATATGCGCCGATGCCAGAAGAAGTTGAAAAATGCTCTCAAGGCCTTATGAAGCAGGGCCTGGGCGGATGGTATGCCATTATGCGGGGCGACTACTGGGGCCGTCGTGAACCCACCTTGGAAGCAGTTCAAGAAGTTGGCATGCCCATCACCATCAATTGGGAAGCTGCCATGGCCAGTTTTCGTGCAGCGCGTGCTATTGCTCGTGGCGTGCGTTGATGCTGAAAATAAGGGCAACGGGAGAACTGGGTATGGTTAAACCCCTGATGGTCGGTAGCGTTTGCAGCGGTATTGGTGCCCCCGAATGCGGATGGCGCGACCTCGGATGGCAAAGCGCCTTTCTCTCCGAAATTGAGCCGTTTCCTAGAGCAGTTTTGTCCCATCATTTTCCAGAGGTTCCGTTGCATGGCGATTTCACGACAATCCAACGCGGCCAGTATGCCGACATTGACCTCCTTGTTGGAGGAACCCCCTGCCAATCTTTCAGTGTCGCTGGATTGCGGGGAGGCATGGCCGACGAGCGCGGAAACTTGGCCCTTGAATATCTTCGCTTGGCTGACCGATTGCGCCCCCGCTGGCTGGTTTGGGAGAACGTCCCCGGCGTCTTGTCATCGTCAGGAGGACGGGACTTTGGTGCCTTCCTCGGAGGGCTGGGGGAACTCGGGTATGGGTTCGCCTACCGAGTGCTTGACGCTCAACACTTCGGAGTGGCCCAGCGACGGCGCCGCGTGTTCGTTGTTGGATATCTTGGAGACTGGCGCCGTGCCGCCGCAGTACTTTTTGAGCCCGCGAGCCTGCGCCGGCATCCTGCGCCGCGCAGAGAAACGGGGCAAAAGCCTGCCCCCACAATTAGCTCGCGCCCTACAGGCGACGGCGGCCTTGGAACAGACTTCGACTTAGATGGCGGGCTTATCAGCATGTGCCTTAATGCTAAAGGCGGCTCTGGTAGACTGGATGCAGAAAGCGAAACGCTAATCCCAATTGGCGTTGCGTTGAGAGGGCGCGAAGGCGGTGGCGCAATTGAGGTTGGTGATGACAAAGCATTTACGCTTCGCGCATCGACAGGCGGCGGTGATAAGCCTCATGTTTTGGCGTTTCATGGCAGCCAAGATCCCGACGTGTCGGGCGATATCACGCATCCGGTTGGGCGCAATCAGGGTCGGGAGACTTGCGTGGCTTTTGCCCAAAACCAGCGGGATGAACTTCGTGAAATGGCGATTGCGGGGGCGTTAGCTGCTCAGCCGGGGATGAAACAGCAAACCTATTTGCAGGTCGCGTCCGCAGTCCGCCGCCTCACTCCCACAGAATGCGAACGCCTGCAAGGTTTCCCTGATGGCTGGACAGCCATAACCCACCGCAAAAAGCCCGCCGCTGACGGCCCTCGATATAAAGCTCTGGGCAACAGCATGGCGGTGCCAGTGCTGACCTGGATCGGTAAGCGCATTGCGATGCAGGAGGTTTTGTAACCTTTTTCGCTTTCCTCTAGCGAAAGCTGGGGGTTTTTCGTATATGCAGGGGCAGGAGAACTCAAATGCCCAACGCCCCCGCCCCCAAGCGCAAAGGAAAGCCAGCGAAGCCCGCCGCGCCTGCGGCTGTGGTGAAGGCTGATGAGCAACCCAAGCGAGGCCGGCCTACGAAGTACACGCCCGAGATCGCCCAGCAGGTGTTTGACCTGATGGCGCAGGGCTACAGCCTCGATGGCGCTGCCGGCATGATTGGCCTGAGCCATGACAGCATGTACCGCTGGCAGCACGAACACCCCAGTTTTTCTGAGGCCGTAAAGAACGGGCGGGTTGCTGGCACCACATGGTGGGAGCGGCGCGTGCGTGACATTGCAGATGGTGCGCCTGGAAACATTACCGCCGCATTGTTCGGACTGAAGAACCGCAGCCGAGCAGCCCAGGGCTGGCACGACATCACCAAGACTGAGGTGACAGGCGCTGATGGCGCTCCCATTCAGACTGAGGTCAAAACCACGATTGACGCCACCGCCCTAGATCCCGAGGCCAGAGCCGCCCTGCGTGCCGCACTGAAGGCGGCGAAGAGCAATGAATAAGCTGCGTGCCGTCCCCGTTGAACTGAAAGAAGCCAATGATTTTGTGGCAAACTTTCATCGCCATAATAAGCCAGTTACGGGGCACAGGTTCAGCGTGGGCGTAAGTGATGGCGAAACGCTTTGGGGCGTGTGCATCGTGGGCCGCCCAGTGTCTCGGATCATTCAGGCGGAAGGTTACACGGCTGAAGTGCTGCGTTGCTGCGTGAAAGAAGAATCTCCTCTCGGTTGCTGTTCTTTCCTCTATGCAGCTGCATGGCGTGCTTGGAAAGCCATGGGCGGCGACCGGCTTATCACCTACACCTTGCAGTCAGAGGGCGGGGCAAGCCTTCGTGGGGCGGGCTGGAAGGTGATTGCTGAACGCGCGCCAAACAAACCAGGGCAATGGCAGAACCGCGCTGGGCGTGAATGGCAGCCAGTTGTTGGCCAAGCCAAATTTCTGTGGGCGGCAATGTGACCCGCTTGATCAAGATCGACGGCATGACCGTCGATCCCAGCGAGGCCCTCCTCCAGCTTGACCGCGCTGATTGCGAGGAGAGCCTTGCGGCCTTTGTAAAGCTCGCATGGCACATCGTGGAGCCAGGGCAGCCCTACGTCCATGGCTGGCACATCGATGCCCTGTGCGCCCACTTGGAGGCCGTCACAGCGGGTGAGGAGATCGATGGCGTCAAGCTCAACCGCCTCCTCATCAACATCCCCCCAGGCACGATGAAGTCGCTCCTGGTGGGCGTGTTCTGGCCGGCGTGGGAGTGGGGCCCCCAGCGCATGCCCCACCTGCGCTACCTGTGCGCCAGCCACTCCCAGAACCTCGCCATCCGCGATAACGTACGCATGCGCCGGCTGGTGGTGTCTGAGTGGTATCAGGCATGCTGGCCTCACGTCTCCCTGGCCAAAGACCAGAACGCCAAGCTCAAGTTTGAGAACACATCCATGGGCTTCCGCGAAGCCGTGGCCGCCGGCACCATCACAGGCTCTCGTGGTGACAGGGTGATCATCGATGACCCCCACAGCGTCGAGAGCGCGGCATCAGAGCAGCAGCGGCAGTCAACCCTCGATTGGTTCCTTGAGGCGGTGCCAACCCGCCTGAACTCCCCGAAGAACTCAGCCATCATCGTGATCATGCAGCGCCTGCACGAGGAGGATGTCAGCGGCACCATCCTCGACAAGGCCTTGCCCTACACGCACCTGATGCTGCCTATGGAGTTTGAGGCCGACCGCGCCTGCGCCACTCCAGTCGAGTGGTGGCCAGAGTGGTCAGATGAGCCAATTCCCTTTGCGGATCCGCGCAGCGAGGATGGCGAACTGCTATTTCCGGAAAGGTTTCCGGCAGATGTGGTCGAGCGCGACAAGGCCGTCATGGGCCCCTACGCCGTTGCCGGCCAGTTGCAGCAGCGGCCTGAGCCCAGGGGCGGCGGCATCATTAAGCGGGAGTGGTGGCAGCTTTGGGAGCATGACGCTTATCCGGCTATGGACTTCATCGTCGCCTCGCTCGACACCGCCTACACCACCAAGTCTGACGGCGACTACAGCGCCCTGACCGTCTGGGGCGTGTTCAGCGGCGATGTCATGGCGCGCAGCGTCAAGACCGAAGATGGTGTCGAGCGCGCATACAGCCAGCAGCACCCGCGCGTCATGCTAATGACCGCCTGGGCCGAGAGGCTTGAACTTCACGAACTGGTGAAGAAGACAGCCGACACCTGTCGATCGATGAAAGTCGATCGCCTCCTAATCGAGAACAAGGCCGCCGGCATCAGCGTGGCGCAGGAGATCAGGCGGCTGTTTGGCCACGAGGACTGGGCCGTCATGCTGATCGACCCGAAGAGCCAGGACAAGCTATCCAGGCTCTACAGCATCCAGCACCTGTTTGCCGAGGGCATGGTTTTCTCCCCTGACCGCACCTGGGCCGATAAGGTGATCACCCAGGTGGGCTCGTTCCCCCGTGGCAAGCACGATGACCTTGTAGACACGGTATCCCAAGCCCTTCGCCACATGCGAGAGCTAGGCATGCTCACCCGTGGCGAGGAGTGGACTGCCCAGGTGCAAGAGAGCATGCGCCACATTGGCAAAGACCCTGCGCCACTGTACGGCGCGCCGTAACCATTTTCCTTCCACGCTATTGGATGTTGTGTGATAAGGCCGCCGTGGTTACTTTGCCGGAAAGCAAGGACTGTTAATCAT